TTTATTCCAACTGGATTTCGGTAGGGTTTGTGGTGGGAGCGTAGCGACCGCCACCAGTGCATTCAGCCCATGAAGCGGACGCGGAATGACATGACTGCAAAGGCATCCGCTGTTCCAGCTGCGGTAGTGCCCATAAACAAAGCATAGATGGCTCCAGAGGAGATAGATCCAATGGTTGCAGCCGTTCCTTCGTACAAGACGGGTATTTGGCAAGGCTTGTAGACATCAATAGTGTGTACAGAAGAGCCGCCAGAAAATGACTGTGTAGCAGTGCGGGAAATGGGACCCAGAGTCAATACACTATCATGCAGTACCTTGAATCGGTCCCTGTTGTTGAGGTTGTTAAAAGAGGTGCCAGAAGCCTCTTCCAGAAGAGTGGTTGCTGTCGGTAGGGCTCCTCCGTTGATCTGTTGATCAACAACCAGCAAGAATCGGACCATCTGGGCCGCTACATCACCTCCACCACTAAGGTCGGCAGTGATGAATCCTCTTGCCTGGACAGACACGGCAGTTACTTGACGTCCGTCTCGATTTGTAAAATCGTCACCAGTCGAGATTCCATTGAGGAGAGTGACAGACCCAGTAGTGTTAATCGGATAAGTGGCTACTGTGGTGTCGATGACCTTACGCTCGAAGATAGATCGCATCGCGGCTCCATAAAATCCTCCCGTTCGATAGGGTCCTCCCATTCGTCGAGTTCGAAACTGTTTTCCAACACCTGCAATAGCAAGTGGCGAAGATCTACGAGTTGTTCGCTTAATGAAGCGAGTTGCTGCAGCACGAGGTCGTCTCTTGGCATAGAGCGCGACGGACATGACATAGACAGAGTGGTGAGTGGAAGTGAGAAAAAAGGAAGAATGAGGCTATTTATAGTTTTCGGTTCGCCAAAAAAGGAAATGTTCAAGTTGCGTTGAAGCGGTTAGTGCTCCAATTTCATTGGGGCCTTGAGGACTAGTTTGTGAACAGGCCGCCGGCATAAAAGGCGCGATTTTTCATTATCGCTTCACATCGATGTCCGAGCAAGAGAAAGTGAAGAAGTTTCGATTGTGTGGAAAGACCTACTTCCTTACCTGGCCGCAGAACGAGTTAGACAAGAATGATGTATTGGGAGAGTGTGTTAGTCTATGGGAGCAGTCAGCTAGTTTTATTGTTGTTGCTGCTGAGTTGCACGCTGATGGTGAGCCTCACCTTCATGCTATTGTTGGGTTCAAAGAGAGGCACGATCTCAAGAACGCCAACGCCGTCCTCGACCCTATTACTGGCAAGCATGGCAATTATCAAACTGCGAAATCGCCGAAGAAAGTGCTGCAGTATGTGTGCAAGGGCGGAGATTATGTAACGTGGGGTGAAGTGCCAGACTTCACAGCAAAAGAGGGTAAGCTCGATGCTATAGCCAAGTTGTGTTCAACTGGCTCTTCTACCAGGGAGATTGCTGACAAGTATCCTGGTACCTTCTTAATGCATAAGCGCAAGATCGAGGATTACATCGGATGGAGCAAGCGTCAGAAACTTGCAGCTTCGCTAATTCCCTGGACCAACCCTGTACTGGGTGCCGATGGCCAGATCAATGTTATTGCGGCCTGGCTCGACTCGAACGTTCTGGTTCCGAGGGTTCCGAGACAGAACCAACTCTGGGTATACGGGCCCCCAGGAATTGGCAAGAGCAGACTCCTTGGCCAATTACGAGAGAGGTTGAGAGTATACGATATGCCAAGAGACGAAGACTTCTACGATGCTTACGAAGACGGTCTTTACGACATAGTAGTTCTCGACGAGTACAAGAGTCAGAAGAGGATTCAATTCTTAAATGCCTGGTGCGATGGTCAGCCGCTTCCCTTGCGGCAGAAAGGATCTCAGACGGTGAAGAACGACAATTTGCCACTGATTATTTGTTCGAATTTCTCTCCTGAGGAGTGTTATAAGGAGGGAGTGGGTAGAGATGCTCTGATAGATAGATTTACTGTAGTTGGTCTTGGTAAAGACCCCTTTGTTCTAAAATTTAACTAAAGTTTAAGACTTGTATTAAGAAAGGCCGAGCGCAGCGGTATAGGGTATCTCAAAGAACCCCGTTAGGGTCCCTTAGGGTTAGGGTTAGGGTTAGGGTAGCCCGCCGCAGGCGGTCCCGAAGGGACTCCCACCCGTTAGGGGATCTTAAAGAACCCCGTTAGGGTCGCTCAAAGAACCACACATTTTGGCTCTAATATTACTAGCCAAAATGTGTGGAAAGTGTGGAACACTTTATTATGTGGGATAACATAATTTGATCCCGGTAGGGTAAGTGGTGGGAGCGTAGCGACCGCCACAAGTGCATAAAAAGTGGTTTATTCCAACTGGATTTCGGTAGGGTTTGTGGTGGGAGCGTAGCGACCGCCACCAGTGCATTCAGCCCATGAAGCGGACGCGGAATGACATGACTGCAAAGGCATCCGCTGTTCCAGCTG